AGGTCGTTGATGAGCAGTTTTTAGAGCTAAGACTTCTCGTTCCATATCTAATAGATATGAATTTAATTCTTTTTCTGGATTATTCATTACGAAGCTCTCTCCAACACTGGAGTAATTGTTTCATCATTAGTAGAAGAAACATTAACAGCTAATTCATTTACTCTAAATTTACCATTGGTCATACCGGTTAAATCTAAAGAATTATTAATCGTTATCGTATCTCCGACCCAAATCTTATTACTTCCGGTAGGTTTCGGTTCTACTTGGATTCCGTGTAAAGTAATCTGAGGTTCCCAGATAGGATTAGAAGCATTATCTAAATCAGCTTGTATATTTCTTTGTAATACTATCGGAGTAGAAATACTACTATCTTGATATAAAGTTTCATAATATCCATATTCAGAAGCTTTTGCCGAATCAGAAACAAAAGACAATAAAGCTGTATTTTCATCTGCATTAGCAGATATTTCTCCTGAACCAACACCAATAACAGCGCTAGCAAACCCTCCTATTTCACTAGCTGAAATACTTGTTGCCGAAGTATTATTTAATAATGTAGGATAGAATGCTACCCAATCATTTATAATATCGCCGAAATTACTACTCGCATAAATATCATAAGTTTTATCAGCATGGAAATATACATCAAATGGCCCTGCTCCTGTAGTATTATCACATCTATCAGAAATCCAATCTTTAACTGTTTTATAATTATCAAAAGTATGAGTAATTGTAGCTAAGTTTTGAATATTTCCCGGAGTAAATCCGTAAGCTTTCCCACCATCTTCAGCTACTGAATCAGCGAATCCTATCATATTAGAAACTAAATTACCAGCAGGGCCGGTAATAGTCCCTAATGGCAAATTCGTATTTATATCTCTGATATAGACTCCTCCTAAAAGATTTAGAAACCCATCGAAATGTAATCTTAAATCAGCGCTCGCATTTAGAGGAGAATAACTAGGCATCGTAGCTAAAAATCCTCCAACTAATTCAACACCGTTTCTAGTTAGTCGGCATTCTAATGCTATCGGCTTTAGCATTTGGTTAATAGTAGTCCCTCTTTCTATACACCAATCATTAAATAATTTATCATTAATAGTAAAATCTATAGAATCAACTCCAAATTTAGTCCTTTTTCTAGTCCAATTTAACCCTTCAGCTATTCGCCGACAATCTCCGATTAAAACTCCATCTAAATATAAATTAACTTCATAATTCGCAACTTCTATCATCCTACAACCTCTTGCCATTTAATTACACTTGGTTCGGCATCAGCATTCGTTGTAACATAAGTAACTCGGTTATTTCCCGGACTAAAATTAACCCAATCACCTGAAATATTCTTTATCACACTCGTGCCATTTAATAAAGCAGTCTTATTAAACATATCAATTTCTAGTGTTTGACCCTCAGCAATATTTCCGGTATAAGTTAGAATAGTATTTGTAGTTAAAACTGATAGTTGTGGATTAACTGCCGGACCAGTTACAATCCATACGGGGTAAACTGAGTCAATAGAATCTACCATTACAGTTGTAGGCCCTGCTCCTGAACCTTCCTCCCATTCAGCTCCAATATTATCCCACACAACTCCAGTTTCATCCCAAATTAAGCCACCTTCTGTAGCTCCAGTAGATAAATAAATTGTAGCTGATTTTCCATAAATTTCTTGCCCAGAATCGTCTTCGGCGTAAGTATAATAATTAACGTCTTCAAAATTTAATCCAATACTATATTCTGGGAAATATTGCCAGATTTCTTTTATTTCTGGAGCATCTACAATAAAGCCTTTTCTTCTTTGTATAGCTGAACCATCAGGGAAAATATAAACAACTGTATAATGATAATTTTTTCTAAAAAATGCTAGGAAATCACGACGATAATTTTCTATATCTTGTTTCTGAACCGTAGCATCTCCAATATAACCCTCAAATTTCTGAACTGAGCTTCTTCTAACTTGCCCAGCTAATAATACTCCGTCATTACCTTGAACTTCTACAATATCATTATCAAAAGTATTAGCTATAAAATGAACCTGTTTCTCCTTAAATTCATACGCACCAGAACCGAGCAAAAATCTTTCTCCGTCATCTCTAATAAATAATGCTAGTATAAAACATTTCGGTTGTATTTCATCTAAATTCATTAGACTGCCCTCCTTATACTTTGTATCATTATTTGCCCGATTTCTTCGGCATCTAATTTATTATTAATCTTATTGTCCATATAAACATTAACCGTTCCTGAATTTCCTTGTAGGCTCATTTCTTCAGCTAATGTAGTTGCTAATAATCCGGCCCAATTCCCAGTATTACTTTCTAATGGTAACACAACTTCAGCACCTTCTTCACCAATTATTGCTCCAGTAGTTCCATTTACAAAACCACCTTCAGCTAACATCGGGATTTGTGGAACGTCAATTGTTCCAACCCAATCAAACGGCTTAATCCCTAAAATATCTATTCCTTTTAGGAAACTTAAGAAACCGTTAATCGCATTAAATGGTATAGCTACAACATGGTTAATCCCACCAATAATAGCATTTACAATATTTCTAAAGGCTTCAGTAATACCATCAACAATACCCATAAAGATTTTTCCACCTGTAGAAAAGACATTTTTTACAGCTTCCCAAGCTGAACCAAAGATATTCCCGAAAAACTCAGCAACTGAACCAAAAATATTCATAATATTTTCCCAAACGGCACTTGCTCCATTTACTAATGATTCCCAAACTCCATTAAAGAATCCTAATAAAGCATCTCCTATCGCACTTAATTGGCTAAATTGGTTAATAAAACCACTTACTAAACCACTAACAACTGCCGGGATAGATTGGACAATAGCATTTAATAAAGATAACATTAATTCTGGAATTTTTAATATTAAAGCAGTAAATATTTGGAAAACCGCATTTATTAATGGAGGTATTAACATCGTAACTAAATTTGGTAAATTATTAACTAATGCTAATGCAATCTGAACCGTAGCATCTATTAATGCCGGGGTTAATTCTGTAATTAATTCCGGGAGTAATTCTATAATTAATGGAGTAATTTCTTTGATTAATTGAGCTACTCTAGGCAAAGTTTCTTTAATTCTTGGTATGATATTTTCTAAGAATGTCCCTGCCGAACTAACAAAATCGTCCATTAATTTCCCGAAATCTTGTTGGTCATCAGCTACCCCGACTATAAGATTCTTCCAAGCTGCTCTCATAGAATTTAACGAGCCTTGAATCGTATGGCTAGCCTCTTGGGCCGAAGTCCCAGCAATCCCTAATTCTTCTTGTATTACATGAATAGCTTGGGTCATATCAGCAAAATTTCCTAATTCATAATGAACACCGGAAATCTTTTCGGCATCTTCTAATAACCGTTTCATCTCTCCACGAGTTCCACCATATCCAAGCTTAAGGTTATCTAACATCGTATAATTTTGCTTAGCGAATCCTTGGTAAGCATTTTGAATCATATCCATGCTTGTCCCCATCTTATTAGCGTTATCAGACATATCTATAATTGCCTGATTGGCATATTCTGCCGCTTTTTGGGTATCTCCTCCTAATGACTGGATTAATGAAGCTGAGAAGCTTGTAACAGTATCCATATATTCATTAGCTGAAATCTGGGCAGTTTTGAATGATTCCATAGCATATTTTTGAACCGTATCAGAAGCATCCTTAAATAAAGTATCTACCCCACCAACTAATTGTTCATATTGGGCGAATCCTTCAATAGCAGTTTTAGTAATTGTTCCAATAGCTTTAATCCCAGCGACTGTAATTCCAGCTGCAACAACTCCAGCTGTTTTTCCTAAAGTCTTTAATTTACCTAAAATCTTCCCAGAAGAACCTTCAGCTTCAGATTCTACTTTACTAAGACTACTAGTAACACTTTTACCATCAAAACTTAATTTAATTACTGCTTCGCCAACCTGCGTAGCCATTATTTGCCTCCCTTCGCTAATTTTTCTTCGCTTTTAAGCATCTTAATAGCCATTTTAAGGCTCTTTGGCATGTGTCCAGTCTTATTAGGTCTATTCGCTCCTGAAACACTTGCTACAATGATATGCTCAAGCCTCAGGCGGTTTCTTGCTTCTCTCACACGCTCTGCTTCTATATATTTCATCATGCTTTTTTCATCTATTTCTCCGAATTTCCATGCGACATAAGTATCATACCCAAATCTAGCTATAATTTCAGCAATATAAGAATCTATCTCATTAAAACTAGTAGTTTTCTTTCCTCTTAAATTAGATTCTTTTACTTCATCAATCTGTTCTTGAGTTAGAAAATCCGATGCCCGAAAATTACGCACTTTTTCTTTTTTTACTTTATTTAAGGTAAGTTCAGGCACCGTCATTCCAACTCCTAGGCAGATGTGCTAGCCGTATATTCTCCGGTCGTAGCATTTAATCTCATCTTAGTAGTTAGGTCATAATCGCCAAGGCGAGCCGAATATTGTGGATAGCCATCTTCGGAATGTAGCCCAGCATTATAGACGATAGGGTGTAGGTTAAGAGTAATAGTTGGAGTATCACCTGTTCCTATTTCGATATCATCATCTACACTTGGCATACATCGAGTAAGCTCTACATCAGCAGAAGAACCATCATCGCAAATACCTTGAGCGATAACTGAGAAATATTGCCCTTCAGCACATAAATCAGCTCCGTCCCAAATAATATTACCTGCAGTAGCTTCTGCTCCTTCGTAAGTAGCCTGATTCCATCTTTGAATAGCTAAACCTAAATTCTTAAATGTATCCATTAAGAATGTAATCGAGCCAGAGAATGAATCAAAGGTTCCCGATATAGCAGTTTCTGCCGTTCCGAGGCTAGACGCTCTGGAGCGCATTCTAGGAGCTACATTCAAAGTCATCACGGTATCTTGACCGAGGTCATCAGCTTCGAGGGTAAATACGTCCCAAGCGCTCGTATCAGCATCCCATTTACGGAATACTACTCGGCGAAGTTGCGTAATATTCTGAACAGCCATTTTTATCCTTTCTTAAACATTAATATCATATATTATTTCAGCACTAGCTATTTTTACAACTAAATTATTTGGTGTAATCATAGTATTTTGTGGGGTCGTTGTTGGACGAACCCTTATATTACTATAATCATAAGTAGTACCACCAACGTTTCCGGTCAAACGGCATAAACTTGGATTTTTTATTAACCATTCTAAGATTTGTTGATGAACGAACTCAGTTTTCGGTTTATTCGCTAAAGCTACATAAAAATCCACAGTAGAACGGAGATTTAATCCTTTAGGAGAATTCATCGCACTTCCACCCCTAGTAATTAACCAAACCCCACTCGCTGGATTCCCATCTTTTTGTAATGGAGCTTGTTCCCAAAAGCAGTTTTTGTCGATTACAAGGTTTGCGACCTTATCATCTTCCATCTGTTTTAGTAAAGCTAAGGTTATCATGTAATATCTCCAAAGTATTTTTTCATATAATCACCTGACAAAATAAAATTCATCGCATTTTCCATATAATGCTCTGTTGCCGGGTTTCTATTTGGCCCTTGTTCACGAATCCAAGCATAATCTACCTTAAAACCAGCGAATGTTCCGCCTGCTTTTACTTCTACTGAATTATCCTCAACTTCTGTAACTCGGATTGTATTTCTTAATGCTCCAGTTACATACGGGGCGTTTCTTCGGGCTTGAGCTGATATATCAAAACCCATCTTAACTAACCCCCGCATAGTTTTTTGGTTTATAGTATTCAAAGCCGGGCGATTCCACTTAATATTTACAGTGGTTCTATTCGCCATTCGTAACCTCGGTTTGTAATAGCTTTAATTCTATGTGTTCGGTATATCCAGTATGCTGATTTTTACCTATTCCAGCATCTATTATTTCATAATAAGAATCGCTTTCTTTATTATGTAACATATATCCTGAAACTAGAGCATTTGTATCAAGTGTAGGTAATTGGCACGGATAAACATAGATTAATATATCAGAATTCAGTGCTTCTGGGGTAGTATTAACAACAGAACTTTGACCTTCATCTACTACGACATCTAAGTCATTAAGCTTAGTAAATTGGTTTCCTATAACAGTTCCATGTTGAAATGAACCGATTTCCCATATTCCAGAGATTATCGCATTAGGAAATGCGTCAAAAATTGATAAATCCATTGTTACAATATCCACAACAGTGCCTTGAATTCTTCTCAACCTTAATTCCTGTTCCACAATTTGAATATTTTTCGATTATATCTTCATATTGGGAATAGATTTGCTCGAAAACGTTGGTGGCACTACTCTTAAAATTAATTGTAAAGTTTCTAACGCTTTTTGATTCTATTACATCAGGAGCGCCTTGGAATTTCAAAGCTGAACTAATGAAATTAGCCAACAGTAATGCTAAATCTCGGTTAGTTTCATCTAATTCTGGAAATTCTTCAAGGCATAAAAGTGAAGCAAGACGCATTTCTGCTATATTTACTATTGCTTCCCAATTTTCATCAGAATAACAATTATTTTGTCCCGTAAATAAAGTATACTGCTCTTGCTTCAACATTTTAATCTCCTTTAAGCGCTAGTTGTTCCTAAACCTTTAATAGCACAGGCTGATTTATACTTGGTTAGAGTTCCACCAATAGGCATCTCATTCAATAAGATGTTCTGGTTAGTAGTAACATCAAAGAATGGATAGACTCGTGGGCTTCTCTCACCAGTAGTGGTATAGCCGTTACGGACTAAGAGATATGCGTCATCTTCAGCATATTCCATCCACATTGGCATGAATACACGAGCTACACGGAAGATATCTTCAGCAGTAGCACCCGGCTCGATTAAGTATCGGTTCCCAACCTTTGCCTGGAAGGCAGCAGTTAATACCGAAGGCTTTACAACGAGAATCTGCTCACCTTCAGAACGAATCCATTGACGTGCGCCAACTACACCATCATAAAGGTTGTCGCCACTTTTAACAGTGTAAGTAGAAGCTACGAGTGTGCCATAGCCAGTTTGTGCAGCACAGTCATCAGCAATCGGGAATAGACCAGTATTGGTTGTAGCATCAAACATTCGAAGGTCAGCTTCGCCTTCACCCGGAGCAGTTCGCCCATCACCGATGAAGATAGCACGCTCAATCGAAAGTAAGATTTGGTCTAACAATTCACGAGAACGGAATTCTAACAATTCAGGGTTCTCATAGATTTCCATCGCATCAATGCTAAGTTTCTTATAAACCATCTTGTCATAAGCAACACGGATAGTATTTACAAGAGCTTCATCTACCTTGGTATCGCCTTTTTTATGACCTTGAGCTTCAAGACCATATTCGGCAGTTCCAGCTAAGGCATTATTCCTTAAGCCACGGCCATTAGTCCCACCAATATGGAAGATATATGATAGGATTCCATCAGCATGCTCCATAGCATCAGTAAACATGTTAGTGATGTTTAGAGGAGTGCCAAGTCCAGTAATAGCATCTTTAGATTCGAGAGCTTTGTTGAATCTCTCATCGAATTTGAAATTCGAAGCCTTAAGGGCATCACGGATTGCGTTGAATTTAACCTTCTTCGCTTCGGCTTTCATATCTTTAGTAACAACAGGCATTTCGTTTTTCACAACTTTGTCCCTAAAATTAATGTTAATATTATGAACTACTGTGTCTTTAGTTTCAGTCGTTTCTTCTTCTGAATCTTTAGAATCTTCAGTAGTTTCCTCAACCTCAGGCTCTTCGTCTTTTGTATCTCGAGCTGTAGGTTCAGTTTCTCCCTCCGGAACGGTCGTAGTAAATTCGTTAACTACTTCAGCAACTTTTTCCACAACCTCTTCGGCGAGTTTCTGCTTCATAGCAGTATTTTCATTAGGAGTAAGCTCGTCTTGAGATTTGCTCATTTCTGATTCTCCATTTTCGTTAATATTATTACCATCGTCAGCTTCTACAACTTCGCTACCCTTAGCCCCTATTGTATTAGCATCTTTATGGTCTATAGTCTTAGCGCGAGGGTCATTACCGGTCAATACCATCGAAATCTCTCGCAATATTCCGATAGGTTCTTCAATATTCAATCCAACTCCATAATATCCATCAGGGAACCAATCTATTCCCGTAGAATAACTAGCATCTTCGCTTATCGCATACGCATGGTCTGATAACGGGTCATTATTAGCGAAAAACATTCTCGCATGTAGCCCATCTTCTTCTAACCATACTTTACAACTACCGAATTGCTTCTCGATAGTATCTACTAATTCGCCGTCCTTAATTTCTCCATGGTCGGCTTGAGCTTTAACGGTATAATCTTCCGTTTGCTCATCTGGATTTTTATTCAGTGTTTTAATCGCTATTGGTTTCCCATCCCTACCCATAACATACAGATTTTCTAAATCTCGGATTTCTCCTGATTCCATAATCTGCCCTGAATTAGCAAGAATGTTCCTGAACCTTCGCTCTTCCGAGCTCTTAGCGTCTTTCAACACTTTGGCATCATAGAACTTCATAACTTTAGCATATCATATTTTTTATGTTTTTTCTAGTTAAAAAGCGCCCTCGTATCCAAGTTACAGGACGCCGGGCGAATCATCAGAGTTCTTGGAAGCTCTTCCTCGTCATTTTTATTATAGCATAAAAAGACCCCCATTACGGAGGTCTTGAATTGTAGTCCCGGATAATTTTTAGTTGTTTTCTAAATCCCCATGCTGTTTTAGGTTCTAAATTCTCAAATAAGAGAATCAGAATCTTCAGGCGTTTCTCTATCGAATCATTCTCGGAGATTTTCCCATACTTCTCTAGGAGTTTAAGCTCCGATAAGACCAACTCGGCACTCTTATCTCTCGGAGTCTGAATCCCGGCCATAGACATATGAATCTCACGATGAATTGTCTGTTGAGGGATTTTTATTACGCAATAGGGATAGAGCCGAAGTTTCTTAACGAATCCTTTGTTCCAACTCCTCCGATAGAAACAGAGATGATGCCGGTCGTATCTCTCGCTAGAGCATTTCTTAGCCAATCTAACCACCCCCCTTTATCCGAAACTTTTAAGGTGCAATTCTAATATAATTATACCAAAAAGAATCTGCCCTGTGCGGTGGGCAGATTTTCTAAAAAGTAGAGGTGAGAATTAATTATGCCTGGTTTTTATTTTAATTTAATTATAACATAACTATCTAATTTCTAGTTTAATTATAACAAGGAGATACAGCCTTTTTATTTTTCTATATAGGCCCAGTGTAAACTCCCAGCGTGGGACCTTCTCCCTTTCAAATGCTCAAACAACTGGGTAGAAGATATACCTGTTTGTTTAGAAGCATATGCCACACTATGATACCTCTTCCCAGTTTCCTTACAATAGATACTGCTAGGTTTCCTTCTCCATGGAGAAACGCCTAATTCTTTAATAGAATGCTCTTTGTTTTCTTTGGCGGACACCCATTCAAGATTGTCAACCCTATTGTTTAGTTTGTTCCCGTCTATGTGATTAACCTCAGGCAACCCCTTTGGGTTGGGGATAAACGCTTGAGCGACTAACCTATGCACTCTGGGGCTGAGTCTTTTACCATTGTTATCGGTTATCCTCAGTCTTTGGTATCCCCAATTAGATATACTTGGTTTCAATATTTTTAACGGCCCTTTCGCCCTCCCGAAATTGCTAATTTGGTATCTTCCTTCACACCCAGGGACATCTTTCCAGACTTCTTCCATCGTCCTCCAGCCTCGACCCGCTTATTATTAGGCTGGACAGGGCAGGCGGGTCGCTCTGCCCTTCCAGTTCTATTATACCATTATTTCAATCGCTTGATGACTTGTCCAGGGAAAATTAACCCTCGGTTGGTGATACCGTTATACTCGGCTAACTTCTGAGCATATCCATTGTTACCGAACAGTTCTTTCCCTGTATACCAACCCAGTTTCCTGGCGATACCTCCTAGGGTATCCCCTTTGACAACTATGTAAGTTTCTTCCGCAGGTTGAGGTTGTGGTGTAGGCTGAGGGGTAGGTTCCGGTTTCGGTTTAACATAGGCCTTCGGGCGGTAGAACCCAATAAGATTTTTGAGGCTTATGTTAATTATATTCGTAGCACTACCTCCCCCCTCACATGCAACAGAGCCTTGGTTTTCTCCTAAACAAGTTACGTAGCCGTTGTTATATGGCCCCAGACCCATGCAGATATGTCCATATTGCCCCCCATTAAATACTAGCCAATCTCCAGCTTGGATTTTATCTTTATTTACTGCCCAATAAGTTATAAAATTATCTCCAGCATTTTCTTTCCAACAATTCATCATACCTTTAGCCATACCGGTTCCACAAGTAGAAACATCTCTATCAGCGTAACTCCACCAGAATACACGAGCGAGGCTAACGCACTGACTTCCAAAACGATTCCCGGCCCGAATACACTTTCCTAAAGTCGCATTCTTAAAAGCTTCAGGAGAAGAAACATTATAAGTTTCAGCCCAACCTAAGTCTTCATATTCTCCCTCTACAACAGATAAACCTGTAGCTTCATCTTCAAATAATCCACCGTCTACTTCTTCAACTGTGGGGATTTCTTCTTCAGATTCTCCTTGGTCTTCATTTTCAAATACAGCCGGAATCTCCTCCTCAGAATATTCAATCGTAGCATTATACTTCCCGTTTTCTATATTAATATTTATTACCGCACCGGTTAACCCACCTATAAGTAATACGGCTAAAATGCTAATTAGCCATTTTAGATTTAGTTTTTTCATTTATCCTCCTTTTAATTAGTTTTAGTATACCAAACCGTTACATAAACATTAAAATCAGTTCTGTCTGAGTTAGTCGATATTACAATTTCTTGGGTGGTAGTTTTTCTAACGAAACAGTTTTCGTAAACTGTATTTACATCTGGGTTGGCTGAAGCGGACCCATAAGCACCATTTATCATATGAACAGCACCTGTGCTTTGATTTATTGCTACAGCTTCTAATTTGATATAAGTATCTAAGTTTCCGATATTAAGTGGAACAGTTTTATTAGTCCCATTGGGTAGAGCTCCAAAATTTACAGTCCTTTTATAAATCTTTTTGCCATCTATCCAGGTGTATCCGGTATCTGTTTCTGCCAATGAATAATTCCCAGACAATGTTGAAAAATCGATAGAAGCCGAAGTTACGACTTTGTTTCCAGCCAAAGTAGAAACTGTATTTTGTGTAATATTATTACTTGTAATATTGGTAGTCCCACTTGTAATAGTAATCTGTGCTAAAACAACATAATAAGCCGTAGTTCCACTCGCTCCGTCAGAGGTTATTGCTGTTCTAATAGTATTTTCACTTGGAGGGAGAGGAGAAACTGATGCTGTTCCTGTAACTGGAATTATTCCACAAGCTCCCGGATTATCAGCAGTTGAACTATCCCCTTGAGGTGGATTATCTACATAAGCTACTATTAAATCAATCCGGGAATTACTTGCTGGAGCAGAAGATAAAGTTACATTTACTGGAGAACCTGAAATATTATTAATCGTTGTTCTATTCCCAGCATTATCAACGGCAATAGCAACATCTCTCGTTGTTCCATCTCCACCTAAACTTACTGTTAATCCTGAATCTGGCGAACAAGCCCAACCACTTATAATCCCCCTTGTAAAAGCATTCGCCAAATCATTAAAAGCATTTACTGAAGTTCTACCCCCATAAGCTCCATTCGTTCCTATTGCGTTATTAGGATTTGTCATTTATTTTTCTCCTTTCTTAATTAAATCATTATATTCATTAAAGGTTGCTACCTTCATTTTTATTTTAACCGCATTACATTTCGGACAATTTATTACACAATCTAGGCTCTTGTCCGTATCGCCTAGAATCCACCCACATTTAGGGCATCTAATCTTAATCGCTCCCATTATACTAATACCTCATCAAAGTAACAACGACAATTACTGGAAATGACTCCGTTAGCAGTGTATAATGTAGATGTAGTTTCTAAATCATATACAGGAGTATCATGAACAGACTTAATCTTGACACCGACAATATCGTCAAACTTTATCAATCCGGCATCAGCGAGAAAGCTCTCTCTGAGCGCTTTAATGTTAGCCGTGGAGCTATCAGAAAGCGCCTGCTTGATTCTGGAGTCGTATGCCGAAGCAGAAGTGAATCTGCGTATATCCGGATGGCTAGCCTTACTCCCGAGCAGAGAAAGATTTTGACCCGTTCCGCCCACGACTCCATTCGTGGCAAAAAGTATACCTACGAGCAATTGGTCGATAGAGCTAAGCGCCGGGAGAGTATCACTATTAATTCCGCTTATGAACGGCAAATACTCGCCGAATTCACTGCTCGTTCCATTGAGAATATTCCTCAAAAGGCTGTCGGTAAGTATAACTTGGACTTTCTCGTTGCTGGTCGCATCGCCTTTGAAATCTTTGGCGGTAACTGGCATTTCTATGGAGCTCACGCCCGTAGTTTCACTGAGCGAGATAAATTTATCCGCAATAGTGGTTTCCTCCCCGTTTATTGTATTGTCGAACGTAAGAGATTTGACCCTATCGCTGTGTGCGATTACTTGGTCGCCTTGCTTGAGATTCTTCGCACAAACCCAACCTCTATTCGTGAGCAATATATGATTTGGGGTAACGCTAAGCCTATTCCCGCTGGCCGTTTCAAACTCCACTAAATCGCCGGTATAATTCATCTTCGTTGCAATTTTAACGCCATCAGCAAGAACTTTGGTATCTCCTAGAACACAATTAACATGAGCATTAGGAATTTTTCCTCCATCATTCCAACTCGTGTGTTCCCAAGTGATTAATTCATCGCCTACTTCTACCATATCATTAAAGGCATTTCCTAATTTAACCTTTTCTCCCTCCATAGCAGCACATACCGGACAGACCTTATTATCTCCTGAGGTTCTCCAGATTAATTCTACTTCTAACCCGTATTTTTTAGCTAATTCCTCATCTTGTTCTAATCTACCACTCCTAATCGCATATAAGGTTTCATTCCTCGCAATTAATTCTGCTCTATATCTCGGGAGAGCCGTAGCTAATCTTTCTGCTATCTCATTCGCAGTTAGCGTTTCCGTCCCAGCTAAAGTTTCTTCTAATATTCCTCTCGCATGCTCTGAATAACCATTTATTAATTGTTCGGCTCTGTTCCGGATTCTTTCACTTAAAGATTTACTTATATAAATATCGCCATTACTAATTGTTTTAGCAATCTCGCCTACTACATCGCCTTTAGCCAAAAGTTTCAGAGCTTCAGCACCTTCAACTGCCCCATGTTTTGCGTCATCTTCTAATATCTCTATCATTTCCTCGATAACGCCATCTATATCTAATGGGGTATTTTTTTGTTCGAAAATCGCTCCAGCTAATTCTACTAATAAATCGTAAATCTTTTTTTCTTCAGCTGTCATTGGTGGTAGTTCATCTAAAGTATGATGACATGAACAATTATGCCCACAAACTAAATCATGAGTTTTCTCTTCAGCTAAAGGGACTGTAGGCTTACTCTCGTCCTCCTTTTTATCTACCGTGCTAGTAATTGGTTTTGGCGCATTATACGAAATCGCTATTGGAGAATTTAACCCACCTTCAAGAGATTTTAGATAAATCCCAGTAGCAGCATTTTCCCATGATTTAGGTAACCCTAGTGCCTCAACGGCTGAAGAACCTGAAGCTCCAGCACTAATAAGATTTACTAATGCTTCTCCCCTAATTCTATTAATTTCAGCCTTAGCTTTTACTCGTTCAGTTAATTCCGGAATTTCTAAATCAAAAGTTATTCCATAACCTAATCCGTTATCTAAAACTCGCTCTAATTCATGCTGAAATTGGTTCCAAAAACTCATCAATGCCGGGTAAACTCTACGCTTAGTAAATTGGTGGTCGCTTAATTCAGCATTATCATATTTCGCACTTGAATCATCACCTAAGATGAAATTAGAAACGCCAATAGACTTATTTAACCTATCATTAACAATATCTACGATTTCTCTAATCGCTAAAGTAGAGTTATTGCCTTGAATTGTCTTTACTTCTACTTGGTCTACGCTTTGTCCCGTGTCGTTATCAAATTGCCTCCAAGCATAAATTGTTTTATTCCGATTTCTAGCACCCTTTAATTTACTTTCTAATTCTTTCCTCGTTTTGTCGTATTTCTCATAAGTGCTAGCTGTGATAAAAGTAATTGTTGCCGGAATGGCACCATTTTCAAAATACGCTCTCTGATATTGGGCAATTAAATCGTCTATTTGCGCCCATACTCTAACTGCAGATGCTGGAGAAACTCCTCGTTGGATATTCCTCGGGCTCCGACTAAATCTTAATCGCATTACTTCGTCTTCGCCTAAGACTTCTAATCCTTCTGTCGTTAATACCTGCCATTCCCAGCGACCATAACCTAAATAGATTCGGCATTCAGGAGGAATAACTGTATAAGCTACTGCTCTACCTCTTTTATCTTTCCATACATGAATATCTAATTCGTCCTCAGTTAGCCATGTAGCGAACATTAAATCCGAGAATTCAGCCCAACCCATTTCATCATTCGGGTCTTTTAACAATGCTAACTCCGGCGTACTTTTATCTGGCAATCTCGTTCCTCTATCAGTTACGCCATAAGGCATTACAGTTTTCATTTCATCTATCAACGGTCTAACTTGAGCGAATAGATTCTCATAATCAGAACATATCGGGCTTAAAAAGAATTGGTTAGATAATTCTTGAGCAAAATCCCGGGATTTTTTTCGTCTTCTAGCATCCTTCAAATTATTTATCCAACCCATTATTTACCTCTTTCTTTCTAGCTCTTGGCCTCTTAAATAAATCTTCGATATTAACTACGAATTTTTTCCCATCCGTGAAAAACGGCATTGTTCCAATTTTATGCTCAAATACTGCTTTATGGCATAATTCTTTGCCTTCAGGAGAAGCAAAACTAACTTTCCTAACATTTAATTTTTTATCGAAAATTAATTTCTTTAATTTCTTCCCCCTATCTCCACATAAAGGGCAATCTTGATATACGCAAATTATTTCTTTATTTTTCATTGTCCAAATTCTCCATAGCTCGGGTAATATATTTCTCAATTGCCCCGTCTGTTGCCTTGGAGAGCCGGTTCAAACCGGTTTCCCCACCCGTTAAATAAGTCTTTAAAACAACTTTATCTTCTGTGCTAAGTTTTTCACGAATAAAGGTTTTCGCGAAATCTTCTTCAAAACATGAAGCTAAAATTTCATCAGCTTCTCTGATTTGCTCAGTTGTTTCAAATTTTGTATTAGATAAACGCAATTTTTTTTCAGCGTCTATTTTAGGCTCGCATAGATGACCCTTAAAGTCTATCGGCTCAAGCCCATTAAAGTGTAACATCGCTCTTTGCTCCTGTTTAGCTATCTTTAGCATATCATATTTTTAGCTTTATCACAATGAGCGA